TGTTACTGGTAAATTTGTGAGTTGGCTACCATCACCTTTGAAATATGATGCCGTAACCGAACCCGATACATTGATACTCCCGCTAGATATTAATCCTTTACGGGCTACAAATTCATTTGCCATATTATCCCTTTTTCACATTTCCAAAGGTTTTTTTAAAAAAATAGGGGTGGGTAGGATTAGTACCCACCCCATTACTATTAATTGTGTATTATAATGCTCGTATAGCAGTCTTGACTGTCCATGTACCAGAACTGTTGGTAAACTTCAATCGAATTAATCCACCAGAAATATCTACGGTGAATACTGCTTCTGCCGTATTACCAATATCGTTAGTTGAGGTATCAGTAAATTCTACTGTTGTACCATTTGATACAACCATTACAGTACCCGTTCTATAATTAGTACCATCTTTGATTACATAATCGAAAAACACACCATCACAACTTGCTGCAGCAATAGATGCGACCACTTGGTTACTAACAGGACCAACTATACCCGTAACTGCACTACCAGAGTATAAAGTGTTATTAATAAATGCACTGGTACTACCACTTAATACACCACTAACAGTAAGTTGTTGTGGGAAGGTAAAGTTTGATGCGGCAAATGTTGTACCTGTAATACTTGCCAGTTGAATTTGACTTGATGCAGTTACCCAACCAGGATATTGTGCTGAGCTAGATACAGTACCACCTGGTAAGAATACTTGTACTTGTGCTGATGATGATACTGTATTTGTTGGTAATAATGTTGTTACTTGTGCCGACGATGATACAATACCACTTGGAATACTGGTTAAACTATTATATGGGAATGTACCTGTTAATGCACCGCTGACCGATGCACTAATTGATGTTGCACGAAGTGTGGTAATATCTGCTTGTGATGCTGTAAGATTTGTTCCTACCGACAAACCGTTGGTAATCGATACCGTAATACCATTATCACTAATTTGAGAATCAACTAGATGTTCATCACCTTGTGATTTTGGTAATCTATTTTGAGTTAGATATATTTCATTACCCAAATCATTATAGGTTTCCGGTCCAACTAAGAATACCGACGATGTAGGTGCCAAACCTTGGTGTACGAAAATCCATTCATTTTTTACAGAATCGAATAATAATGAACCACTAACTTGTGGAGATGATCCTGAATCAATAACTGCTAATCCACCAAATCTTACTGATGGGTTTTGTGCATTAACAGTAATTAAATTAGTTCCAATGTTTAATGTACTTTGTGAAACATAACTGATAGAAGATGATCCTAGTACAGTTAGGTTTTGACTAATAAACAATGAACCCGTGATAGTTTGACTACCTTGGAATGTATTTGACCCTGTTGTTGCTAACGCGCCAATACCAGTTGTATTTTGTACAACTACTTGACCAGAACTGGATACTGTACCTGCTGGTAATAATGGTGCAACTTGTGCTGAACTACTAACAACACCACTGAGTTTATTTTGAATACTGTTGTAATCAATTTGTGATGAAGCAGAAACTGTACCTGCTGGTGCACTAACGGTAACACTTTGTCCCGTTGCGTTAGTAGTAATACCATTTCCACCGTTGATAGTTAATGCTTGTGTTTTAAGGTTGATGGTACTTGTACCAGTACTACCAGTTACATTAAGTACCGTTGCAATACCTGTTAATCCACTACCATCACCAGTAAATGAACCAGTGAATGAACCTGTGAAGGGATCAGTTAATGTATTAAATTGTGTTGAAGAAGATACCGTACCTGCTGGAATATTTGCATTTGATGCAAACGAAGCCGTTAATGCATATGATGCTGATGTACCACTTAGTGCATTAAATTGTGCAGAACTTGATATAACACCACTTAATTTATTTTGTATTGCGTTATAATCAATTTGACTTGATGCGGATACTGTACCCGCTGGCAATCCCGATGGACTTACATATGATGCGGTGGTTGCGGTACCGATTGAACCAGAAAATGATCCAGTAAAAGATGATGCGATAATGTTATATCCAGTTGCATCAATCGCACCACTAACCAGTAATGAACCAGTGATTTTTGCTCCACCGGATTGAGCGATTATACCTCGTCTTGCTACGAATTCATTTGCCATAGGGCATCTCCAAATGGTACTAAGTATCTAAAATATAAATAGTTAACTACTAGGATAAAGTTGGAAATAATTTGAATAAACTCTGGACGGTCCAGGGATATGACCCACTTCCCAAACTCTCCACACGAAGTTTTATATAACCACCATCTTGCACTATGGAAAACCGAATATCCGAAGTATCACCAACATCCGTGCTAGATATATCGGTAACTGTTGACTGACTACCACTCCATCCTGCTAAAATAACACCTACTCGGAGTGCTCCTTGTCTGGATGCCACATACTCCACCGTGGTTGCGGAGAAACTATTTATGGGCATAAATGGTAGTATATATTCCGTTGCACCGAAAATCCCACTTGTAACAGATCCAGTGAATACTACCGACACATCACCGGCATTTAATCTAAACTCTTTGGATTTTACTGAGGTTGTAGTATCCAAACTACCCGTTATTTTTTGCTCACCAATAAATACATTTGATCCAGTTGTAGCAAATACATTATAATTTAATACTTGGGTAGAACTACTGACAGTGTTTGGTGGTAATCCAGCCGGATCTACATATGATGCAGTTCCTAATAATGATCCTGTTATACTGGGTGATTGAATTGTACTTGCGGAAACAAATCCACCAATAAATTCATTTTGAGCAAAGATTGCACCAGAAACAATTAAACTATTTCCAGAAGTAACTACGATATTACCTGTATCAATTTCCAAATCACCAAATATGGTTTGTTTACCATTAAATGTATTTGCGCCAAGACTGGCGACATTATCACCACCTGTGGTTTGGAATACATTAATTTGTGCAGACGCAGTAACGGTACCTGGTGGGGCTGCAATAGTTACGGTATTATCGGTTACTGTTGTAATAATTCCATTTGACCCAGTAACTAATAATCCCTGAGTTTTTAAATCTATACTATCTTGTCCAGTAGATCCTGTAATTTTTAGTGTAGTTGCTATACCCGTTAATTGACTACCATCACCACTGAATGATCCTGTAATTGATGATGCACTAACTGTTCCCGTAACAACCAGTGATCCTGTAATAACTGCTGACCCACTAAATGGAAATCCTGTACCTTGTGCATTTAGTGCATAACTTGCGGTGGTTGCTAATGATGCTGTGTCTGCCTGTACCGCATACGACGCACTAGTAAATGTACCACCTGCAATATAACTCGCTGATAATGCGTAGGATGCGGTAAGCGCAGAGACTGCGAGGGATGGTAGTGATCCTGTTCTATGAACTATTAACGAACTTGGTTGTACACTAACTTTATAATCTGGGGCATGTTCTACGGTAACGCTGATATTCGGTACATCTAGTACCACATTATTGGTATCAGTATTTTCTCGTAGTACAACAGCAATATCAGGTATACCAAGATTTATAGAACCACTCATTAATTATCTCGTAGCTGTGGGACGGACGGTGAACAATCCCTCCAAAATTCTTCGTGTAATCGGTGTTACCGATCCACTGGTCATGTTGACATCATACACATATTTTCGTTGTGTTAATGTTAATGTCTGTGTAGGGGTTAATTCTAATATAATACTCCCAGAATTATATGGAAGTAATTTAATCACATTAAATGTTGCCGCAACTTCGTCAGTGGTATAATTTTCTCGTAATTGTCCCGTAAACGAATAGTCTGTTATATTAAATGGGATCACCACCTTATATACTTTATATAAGTATAAGGTAGTAGGACAACATCTTCTATTTTTACTGTATATCAGTAGTTCAATATACAATAATCTGGTTGGATTGTCAAAGTGATTTCTGCTACTTCACCTGTATCACTCCATTCCAAACCACCAAAGTCTGCTTTGGTAATTTGTGCACCCTTAATAATCCATTCTTCAACCTTATCACCAACAGGTCCAAGAACCTGTAATGTAAGGTCTTTCTTATAAAACTCTGCATATCCGTCACGACCTGTGACTGATTCGTGATGTAAACGAACCCATTCCATAACTGCTTGTGCACCAGATGGAACAATTGGATCATAAAGAGTCATTTCCATAGTTTGCCATACAGAAACACCTTTTACGAAACGAACAGTGTTAATATGTGGTAACTTGATTGCTTCTTGATTTAATACGGGCCGAGCGACTTTCTTTACTAAATACGCTGGAATACCTTCAATTAAAAGTAAAAATCTATTTTTAACTTTTGGTTCAAACGCGGTAAAGAATATTTCATTTTCGGCTACTATATTGTTTGCCATTTGTATCTCCTAACAGATTTAACTATAAATAGTCTATAATGTAAAAATGTGAACCAATTATGCCCCAGGGAATACTGCGCCTGTTGGGAGAATGTTGAATTCTAACTTGATGAATTCAGCAGTCTTTGTTGGTTGGAGATACAATTGACCAACCAAGATGTTACGATCAATTACATCCGGTGTATTGTTGGTTTCATCCATAATAACACGGAATGCGTATAAACCAGAGCGTTCTTGGACATTTGCCAAATATGGATTGACGATGTTTAAGAAACGACGACGAGTTGATTCCACATTTTGTTCGAATACGAGGAATCGTGCTGAACTTGCGATAAATTTCTTAACAGTGATAAGAAGACGACGAACATTGACACGATCAAGCGCTGAGGATCGGCGTTGTAATGTCTTCTGACCCCATACACAAATACCTTGTCCAGGGAATTGTGCGATTGGGTTAACCTTACCTTCATATAATTGATCACGCTGTACTTGTGCCAATCGTGTACGAACACCTGCTGCTCCTGGAATACCACCACGATTTAAACCTGCTGGTGCAAACCATTCTGCTGCTACATTATCATTATATGCAAATACTTCTGGAAGTGCTACCGAAGGTGGTACGAATACTAGCTTATTAATGTTATCGTCAAGTACTCGAATCCATGGATAATATGCCGCTGCGTAGTTCGTGTCTAACAATACTGCTAAGTTGACTGCACTGGTAATTGTTGCACTTGCTTGTGCTAAATCCATGATGTAGAAACAATCACCACGAGATTCACAAATGTTCAATGCGTAATTTGCAACATATGGGTGCAACTCGTATACGATACCAGGTAATACTAACAAGTTAATATCATAGAAGTCTGGATTTGCGATATTATCCAATGCTTTCTTGTATGCACGAGATCCATCTGATGTTCCTGTTGAACAATTAAATCCTTGTGTATTGGTGCTGGTGATAGCTTCGTACATATTAATGTATCGTGCTGGATTATCACCATCGAATCCACCTTGGAATGCGACAGTAAATTTCAAATCATCAACTATAGATGGTGTACTTAAGAAATTTGCTGGTGCGACTGCATTTCCACTATCATCGTACAGTTCATTTGATGGAAGATTTTCCAAACTAAATGCTGTTCCCATTGCTGCTGCACCAGAAGGTAATGGTGCGAGGTATGACATGTTAGTATTTAATACATCAGAGTATTGGAATCCGTAGAATTCGTAGTTATTGCGTAATGCTGTTGCACTATATCCACGAGTACTTCCAGATACCCAACTTGATGACAAGAATGATGGTGAAACTAACTTGTTGTGCAAATCCAAATGGTAATGCATCGGTTGGAACATCATTTGCTCCAGGTGCCATTTCTACACGAATGTAGGTAGAATTATTACGGAATTCACCTTGGAAATATCGTTCACCAGTTACAGAATCATCATATGGTGCACTGTTACCGATGCGACGAGCGATGTAATTTGGACTATCTGGGTCTAATGTCAAATTATCGTATTGTTCCAATACTACTGGTCGTTGGTCGGTGTCTTCAAATTCTCTTACGAGTAATGAGAATGATCCCCAATCACCTTCAATTTGACCTTTCTTTGGTCCAAGAATTGAAACTTTAATATCACGATTTGCTGCGTTACCATCTGTTAAGGTATGCAACTTGAAGAGATTAATCTTTTGTCCACCGAGTGTTTGTGATTGGATATATGGTGTACTTGCGTGTGAATATAATCCATATGTACTACCAGACAAGTTCAATACTGCTGAACTTGTTGCTGCACTCATACTTACTGTAGCACCAGCCGAGGTAATTGCTTCTGGAAATATGGAGTATAGGAATCCGTTCTTTGTTCCTTCTACACCATATCCTAAATATTTTCCAATAAATGAAGCAGCGGTTGATGTTGTACTTAATCCTGTTGTAGTTACATCTGTCACTGCAGAAGAAGAAATAGTCAAAGAGAAATTAGATGCTGGTCCTGTCGCACTAATTGCTTCAATGTTACTTCCAGATACAGTTGGATGAATTATTGCATATACGAACGAACCACTAGATCCAGTTGCGTATAATACTGCGGATGTATACACACGAACAACTGTTGCTCGTCCTGATTCACGGAGATAGTTTTTTACCGTAAGACCAACGAACGATTTGTTGTCGGGTGTACCAAAAATGTTTTCAAATTGTTGTTGACTTTCAACAATCGTTGGGATAAAAGCCGGACCTTTTGGCGTTGGTCCAATAAATGCCCCACCGATTTCAGAGATGCCTTGTTCTAGAAAACTAAGGTCACGCTCTTGTGTGAAAACGCCAGGACTAACAATGCGTTCTGCCATACGGAATCTCCAATATTACTTATTTTTCAGGGGTAAAAATACCAGTGTCTATATCTAACGAACCTACACCATACTTTTCCAATAACCCATTAACCAAAGATTTTTCTTTTTCTAGTAATTCTTTGTATAATTTTGTTTGTTCTAATATTTTATTTTCTATAGTTGTCAATTCTTCTTTTAACAATTCAGTTGTTATTTTTGTTTGACCGACTGTAGAAATTACTTCTATTATTTGTTCTCTTAAAGTTTTAATAGAAGTTAGTTCTTCTTCTGTTAATTTTACTGCGTCACTCATAAAACCCCCTTTCGGTTATGTTACTACTCGTAATATAAATATAGGTTATTTTTTCGAAACACCAGTTTAATCTGTTTCAATTTCTGTGAAAGTGACGACTTTTTTAACGGTATATCGCTGTTGGGAAGTTTGCATCAATCTTCCATGACGATCCAACATACGCTCTGGTAGAAGGTACGCCGAGACATTTAAATTAAACGAGGTAGGGACCAATCTATCTTGGTTGGTTGGTAAAGTATTTTCTATTTTATATTCATCTATTCTAGTACGGAATTTATATCGATTTCGTTCACCCCAGAATTCGTCATCCTCAAACGAAATCTGTTCTATGACTTTGTTCATTTGTTCCATGTATTCGGTCCAAATCATACATTCGTAGGTAAGATCAAAATAATCTGGGGTAATAGTGACCAATCGTTTTTTAACAGGTTTAATACCGTTCACCGCGGCGAATCGATCATATGGGTTGTATTTATTCCACCCAGTTTCAAATTCTCGTTCCAAATACTTGTTTATCGGAGAATTGACTTTTACATTTTTCTTCATACTTGATCGTCTGATCATAATCAAAGGTAATTGTATTTTACCTTTGACATCACGAAAAATACCATCTTTTTGAACACTTTTCCATCGTTCTGGATTTCCATATATTACTGGTACTTTCGTTTGTTTTCCGTCTTGTCGTACCAATGGTCTAATTCGTTCATTTAAATAATGAATTAATGTTTCATCAATATTGTGTAAAGTTACCGTGACAGGTGAATCTTGTGCATCGGATTTAGTATCCAATCCACGATTTTGAAATGTTTCGGGTGTATTAACTCCCGTGTTTTGTACTGGTAATTTATCCGGTGTTTGATTACTATAATCAGCCATACAACTCCGAGTCTAATATTTGTATTCCACTCAATCGTGTTAAGTGTGCATTACACAAAATCGATGTAGTATATTGTGGTTGTCCTGCAATATATTGTGTATCGTTGACATTATCAATTTCGTAATATCCATCATCGTAATAAATAATATCACCAACTTCTGGAAATACACTGACTTGTTGTAGTAATGCACGAACAAATCTAAATTCTACATTCTGTACAACATCAACACCAAATCCATCTTTACTATCAGCGACATTTTTATCGTACTTAACAAGTGCTTTTAATTCTACTGGAGTGTAACGAGATTTTTCCGTAGCTTCTCCATAAATATTTATTGCGGTCGTATCGAGTACAATTTTATACAGAATGACATCTACATCAACAATATCGCTCACCAGTTCACGATTAAAATGTTGAAATAAATTAAAATCTCGTTGACTTACGAATCTTGGCATATTAACCTATGTAAATAAGAGTTGGTACTCGTGAAAACATTTCTTGCATAAATTTCGAATTTTCAGCTTGTTTTTTCATCTGTGCT